GACGATCCCGGCGGGGGTATTGACGCCGCCCGCGCCGGTATAACCGCCCGTCGAATAGCCTTTGTTTGGGATGTATGCGCCTGATCCAATGCTTGAACTGCCTAAACTTGGCATGGTTAATTTAACGGAAAAGGCTTTTTTGAGCCATTCATACGCACCCATCGCGGCAGATTTGAGGGCGTTCAATGGTCCAAGGGCTACCTGCGCCGCCTGTGCAATCGGATTTTCTCCGCCGAATACTTTTTTGATCCATTCCCAGCCTGCGACCAGTGCGGATTTGACTTTCTCCCAGTTTGCGAACAGTGCAATCAAGACGCCTATCGGACCCGTAAAGGCAATCAGCAGCGGGTTATTTTGAAATACTTGTTTAATCCATTCCCAGCCTGCAATCAGGGCATTTTTGATTCTTTCCCAATTTGCGAAAAGTGAAATCAATGCGCCTATCGGACCTGTAAAGGCGACAAGCAGAGGGTTGCTTTGGAATGCCTGCTTAATCCATTCCCAACCCGCAATCAGAGCTGCTTTGACTTTATCCCAATAGACGTATAAGGCGACGAGGGCGGCAACAGCAAGAATCGCCCATCCGAACGGGTTTGTAAGCAGGAACATTGCCGCCTTTAATCCGAATGAAACGAGAGCCATCCCGAGACGGGCTATCCAGCCTATCAGTGTCCCCATGCCACCGCCTGCAAACCTGATGATGGTCATGAATCCGCTCATGACGCCTGTTATCCCGTGAACTGCCAGCCCTAGGGCTGAAATGGCGGTAGCACCCACGGCGAATAGGGCAATCAGCTTCATGATGGCGGCGGCGGCGGTGGGATTTTGGGCAGCCCATGTGCTTAATTTGCTGTTTACGTCGGCTATCCATTGGGTCAGGCTTTTGAGTTCCGGAGCTACTGATTCCCCCATCGTGGCGAGAAAGTTGGTAAATGTTCCGCTGGCCGCGTCCCAAAGGTTGGTCAGTGTGCCGAGCTGCTCATTCACGCGCTGGTTCAGGCTGGCTTGCGCCTCCATTTTTTTGGCGAACTCTTCATAGCCTGTTTTTCCCTTCTCAATCATCGTGTTTAATGCTTGCAGGGTCTCGGCATCGTCGCCGAATATCTTTTGCAGTATCCCCAATCTTTTTTCTGTGGTTAGGCTTTTGAGTTTTTCGAGCTGGGCATACATTTTGTCGAAGCCGCCGAATTCGCCTTTCCCGTTGGTAAAGTCTAAGTCTATTCCGCTGCCTTTGGTTGCTTTGGCGATTTTTGCGGTATCCATCATCCGTGTGAATACTTTACGCATGGCATTACCGGCGGATTCTCCTGACAGTCCTGCTTGGTCGAGCATACCGACCAACGGACCCATCTGTTTCATTGCGGCTTCGCCCTTGATTTTCAGGGTATCAAGAGCGGGGGACAGTTTTGAAAATGCGCCCAAGATGTTGCCGTCCTCGACGCCTGTGTAGTAGAGGCGTTGGACTTGGTCCATGATGGCGAGCATCTCTTTTTCGCTGGCGCGGGTCGCGTCTTGGAGTTTGGCAGTCATCTCGGCGGCGGCGTCAGGGGCTTTTTTGAGCTGCACCGACAACATGGCTGCGGCCTCGCCCGTGCCGCCCAAGATGGTTTGAGCGGATACGCCTTGGCGCATCAGCATGGTCATGAGATTTTTAAAATCTGCCGTCGTACCCGGTAATTTGTCTCCCAGTTTGGTAGCCAGACTGTTGATTTTTTCGTATTCGGCGGAGACGCTTCCGTCGGATGTCATCATGGCGGCGCGTAAATCTACGGACGCCGTTTCGCTTTGTGCGTATGCGGTTATCGGCTTTTCTAACAGGCGTTTCGCGCCGTATGCGTGAGCAGCGGCGACGCCTGATGCCATAATGGCTTTTGAGTTTATGTCGTCCAGTTTTCTGCCGGCATTTGCCCATTTTTGCTGCGCAGCGAATTTTTTGTTTGTTTTCTCCATCTGCTCGGCAAGTGTTTTTTGATTTTGGGCAAGATTGACGGTGGACGTCCCGGCGGCTTTCATTTCTTTCGCAAGCCGACCGGTGCTTTTTAGTTGCCGCTCTTGGGTTTGTTCCAGTATTTTTGCCTGCTGGGCAAGTTTTTTCATTTCTCGGCTTTGTGCTTGGGTTGCGCCGCCGCTTTTTTTCATTTCGGCGAGCAGCTCCCGCTGCCTGTTGCGGTTTTCTGACAGCTTTTTATTTGTTTCGCTTAGGTTTTGGCGATATTTTTCAAGCCGCTTTGTGTCGTTTAGGGCTTTATTCAGGCGCATTTGCTCTTGTTCGGTTTGTTTTAATCTTCCGCTCAGCCCTGATGCGGCTTTGCTGATTCGGTCAAATTGTCCGCTTGCTTTATCGGTGGCTTTGAGAATAATATTAAGCGTCTTATCGGTCATGGCGTTTTGCCTGTATTTAAGGGATGGATTTGATATGTTCGGTTTTTTTAAGCGTCAGCCTGTAAACAAACAGCCTGCATTCACGCCGTCGAGACGTCCTAAGTCTCCGGCGCAATTGCGGCGCGAAACTGACGAATACATCCTGAAAGTTCAAAATGAAAGTCGTGTTCTTTGCGAGAATTACCGCAATATGACAGCAGCTAAGTCAAATCCTTATCGGAAGGCGGTCAGTAGCGCGATTGCTTTTTTCTTCGTTGGGAAATTGTTCAAGTAATTTTTAATTGAAAAGGTCGTCTGAAATGTTTCAGACGACCTTTTTTATTGCCCTGCGTTTTCGGATTGGATCCGGTTTATTTCTTCTGCTTTTGCCGCCCAACTGTTTAACCTGTATAGGTTTTGTTCGGCAAACCAATCAATCGACCCTTTAAATGTGATTGCGCAGAGGGCGAGGGCATCGTCTATTGGGTAGAACTTTTGCTGTTCGCCGTCAACGTCATCCTCCCAAATATCAGGGACGGAATTTATCAGTCGGCTGAAAGTGTCTGCTCGGTAGCGGAATCTTGGATATAACCCAATTCCGCAAAGGCTTCCTGAATCTCTACTTTCGCTGACGGCGGCGCTGAAAAAAAATCTACGGCGGCGTTGAGGGCTTTTGCGTCCGCCATGCTGAATCCGCCATATTGAGCCATGCCGATTTTGGGCGTACTGATTTTGGAGAGCAGCTTTTGGATGGTTTCCGTGTGTTTGATTTTAATCAGGTCTTGCCCTAAGCCTGCCATGTCTTTGGCGAGCGGTTCGCGGAGGGTGTAGGCCGTGCCGTTTGATACGGTTACGATAATGGTGTTGTCCGGGTTGATTTTGATTTTGGGTTCTTGCTGCATTTTTTGCGCCTTTGAATTGATTGTTGTCGGTCGGGCTTTTCCTGCCCGACCTTTGCTTTTTACCGATTACAGACCTAACGCATTGCGGATGCCGGCGCGAATGTCTTTACCGCCGATGACGAGTTTATTTGCCATCAGGTCGCATTCGAAAATGACTTCGCCGTCAACTGTTTCCTTCCAATAGGTCAGGGCGTACTTAAATGTCTGTTCGCCGCCTTCGCCTGCTTTGTCTTCGTTGCGCGTGGTCTCGATGATGCGCCCGCGGGCTTCGCCTACCAATGTTTGATAGGTTTCTTCGTCCTCTTTGTGCAACGCGCCTTGGTAGCGCAGCAGGTTGCCATTAATTTTATGGCTGATTGACTTGAACAACTCGAGGTCAAAGCCTTTGCTTGTCAGCTCAAGCTCGAGTTTCTCGATACCGTGAATGACTGTGTATTCACCCAGACCGCCACCCGGCGTGTAGTCTTCGGTTTTAAATTTGATGTCGGGGCGTTTGACGGTCATCAGGACGCCGTCTTTGTTGAGGCCGTCGGTAAATACGTTAAAACTTTTGAGGATGCGTGGTAACTGCATTTGCTGTCCTTATACTGTGGTCGGTTTGATGTTTGACGCAAACTCGATGACGCGGTCGGTCAGGTTAACGATAAAGCGATCGGAGACGTGTTGGTTCAGTTCGATGTTTTCCAACGGCGGTGCGACGGTAAATTCGTAGTCAAATGCGAAGATGCCGTTTGATACGCGCTCTTTTTCGATTTTTTTCGGGTCGATAAATACCTGCGCGCCCAATAACCAACCTTTATAGACTTTTTCCGCCAGCTTCGCGTTGATTGTGTTGATGATGTCAATCATCAGGGAAGGATGCATCGGTTTATCCATTGCCCAGAGGAAACTTTCGGCGATGGTCTCTTTGATAATTGATGCAACACGGACTGTCGGCTCAAATGCCCAAATCGGATCTGCCGAGCAGGTTCGATTGCCCCATACGCGGAAACCTTTTTCGCGGATCAGGGTCGTTACGTCTAGGTTGTTTAGTGTGTTCGCATCTGAATTAATATCCAACAGTCCGAAGCTGCGCGGTGATTTGATGGCGGACACGCCTTGAATCTCTGTATTAGATATTGATTTGTGCGGACCGATTTTTTCGTCAAGCATGGCGCGCGCGCCTAAGATTCGGGCAATAGTGGCAGCGGTCTGCGGCGTTCCGTTTGCGCCTGCTGTCATAAACTCATTGTCGATTAACATGAGATTATTTTGTCCAAAACCTTGGCGGTAGGTTTGCACTGCCGGAATCTCGTCAGCCCCTCCCGCAGAAGCATAGACGAATCCACCCAAGGCGTTGGCAGCCACGCACAATTCAGCGGTTACGTCGGCATCATCCAATTCTGGCGCACCGATAATCTTTGGCTTGAAGCCAGTACGGACAGGGGCTTGACGCAGGATTTTTGCGCCTTTAATTATTGCTGCTTTTTGTTCAGCGGGTTTTGCCGATGATGCTACACGGACTACAACAATCTGCGCATCTGCTTGGTCATAGATGGCATCTAACGATTTCCCCAGTGTGCCTTTACTGCCTGCTTTTCCCAACAGGCTGCCGACAGATGTAGCAAAAATCGGAGTGTCCTGCGGAAAGGTCTTCGCGTCAGCATCTTCAGATGTGGCAACTAAGCCGATGATGTTGCTGGCGATGTCTGATACGGCGCGCGCACCGTGGGTATATTCGTTGGCAGTTACGCCATGCATTCGTTTTGCAGTCATATTTTTATCCTGTTTATGTCTTTCCTGATTGTTTTCCAATCATCCTCTCTACTCAAGTATGATTTTTTTTTATCGGGCTTTTAAGGTCGTCTGTGTAAGCCGCCGCCGCCTTTTGCACCATGCGGATGGCTGAAAATAATAAAAGCGACGGAACCGTCGCTTTTGTTTTTACCAGTTACATATAACCAATTCGCCGCTTGTTTTACCGGTTTTGTCTCTGCCAACTGTATAGGCAAGCTCAAGCGGAGTGATGCGGAAGTCTTTGAACAACTCCCTTATATCAGGATGGTCATTGATAGATAGCATGAATTTGCCCTTGCTCTCCGCCATCGCTTTGGCCAGCAGCTCATACTGTGACCAATCGAATGCGTGGTCGTAACCTGCGGTTTGCCAGTACGGCGGGGCGGCGTAGAAGAAGGTATGCTCTCGGTCATACCGCTTGAAGCATCGATCCCACGCCTCGTTTTCGACGAACACACCTCTCAGCCGGGCTTGGGCTGCTGTCAATTTTGCCCTAATCTGCGACGCATCCCACGCTTTTGACGTGGTAGCCGTACCAAAATGTTGATGGACGGTCTTGCCGCCGAAGGCGTTGTGTTGAAGGTAGAAGAACCGAGCAGCACGCTGAATATCGGTCATGCAATCAGGCGGCGTACTTTGCAGGCGGGCAAAGACCTCTCGACTTGTCAGTGCCCACTCAAACTGGCGGACGAACTCGTCAAAGTGGTGCTGGACCACACGGTACAGGTTGATGAGCTGTCCGTTGATGTCGTTAAGTACCTCTACTTTAGCAGGCGTTTGGCGCATAAAGAACAACGCTGCGCCACCTGAAAACAGTTCGACATAGCAGGAATGCTCGGGGAACATGGGCAACAGATGTTTTGCCAATCGGCGTTTGCCGCCCATCCAAGGGATAATCGGTAGAGTTTGTTGTGTTTTTTGCATCATATATACTCCTAATTTGCGGCATTCGGGACGCTCGGAGTCAGATAAAATGTGATGCTCAACGGCACTCTGCTGATTTTTTAGTTACTGAATGAATTGATGTTTTTACAACGTGCGCATTTGATTTGCACGTATCCGCTGCCTTTGGCAAGCAGTTTGCCGCAGTATTTGCAGCGCATTTCGCGGTAGATTTGCATTTGCACTCACTCCCATATCACGGATAGAATGCCTCGGTCTCTAGAGACTAAGGCGGCCTAGAAGTCAATGCAGGCACTATCTGCTTGGCTGGCGTAGCGGTGTTCCCGCACCGCTACGTCGCCGTCCCACTGATTTTTTCAATCTCCTCTCTAAGGTCGTCTGAAATTTCAGACGACCTTTTCTCTTAACTGATACCGTACTCAGTCATCAGTGCAGTGACTTTTTCGGCAACTTTACTGATGTCTCCCTGAACAAACTCGATGCCTGCGCCAATAATGACATTACGCCCTACATTTCCGGCATGATTCATACCGAAACGAATTTTGTTGAACGCTTTATCAGCACCTGCTTTGACAGGGATGACCGCAACGTACCACTTGTTGTACGAGTACACCTGAGTTGCGGAAATTGGCTTACCATCGATAGTCGTACCCTCGAATGAGCGCAACTTGAATCCCGCCTCTTCGTTTGTACTTACCAAGCCATTATTAATAATACTTCTATCGTTCAGGACGACTGCTGAGAACCCTGAACCCGCGGCGCCGCCCGAAAGCTGCTTGAATGGGAACACAATCGCGGAATCAGACGAACCATCAGAAGTCAGCCCCTCAGACTCAATGAATCGAATACCTTTACCCTCACCGGCAACCAAGGAACGCATGATTTTATGACCGTCATCTTCACCGAACGCACCAGCCCAGTCTAATGGCTCTCCGGCTCTTTCGGCATTATTCAAGGTTTTCAGCTTGGCCGTATTGTTGCTACCGACCGCCTCGGCTGCCGTTGCCGCCAATCCGTCAAACGTGAACTTGACGGAAGTCGTAGATTTGGCAGCAGGTGATTCGGCTGCCGTTTCAGTCTCTTTCGG